TGCCTATGCCGCTGGTGGTATGGTCAAGGACATGAAAATTATGAGGAGTAAATAAAATGCCAAAATCAAAAATACAGTCTGGTGGAAAACATAGAGGGAAAGCGCATTCCTATGCTGGTGGTGGGAAAGTCTCAGATATACCTGCCTTTGCTAAAGGAGGATCTAAACACATGGTTGAAGCAGGATTTTCAGAAGAATTTGTATCTGCACAAGAACGAATGCGACAGCCGGGAGACCCAGCAGATAAAGGCCCAAAGCATAAACAAAAGATAACTAGCATAAGTAAAGAAAATAGAAAATATAGTTTATCTGCTGCTCGTAAAGCAGGACATCTGTACTATTGGAAAAAAACTGGCAAAACCGTTGATGGAAAACCAAAATATACAAAGATGGCTGCAGTAACAAGAAAGGACTTAAAAGAATCTGGTTATACCAAATTACGAGACTATATGAATAGGCAATTAGGAAAAGAACGCCGCATAAAACCAAGGCACACAAAAGAAGAACACATGAAGACGGGTATACATAGGCCTATTAAACCTAGTATACAAGAACTAAGGCGACAATATAAACTTGTAAAATAAAAGGAAAAAAATAAAATGCCTATAGTAGAATTTCCATATACCAAAGAAGGTGAAAAGAATGCCCGTGCTGCTGCACGTATGCACGATGGTAAATATGTAGCAGATAAAAAAAGTAAAAAAGTACCTTATGACATGGGTGTCATGATTGCTGTAGGACCAGTAAAGGATTCAAAGAAGAAAGCCCCCGCTAGGAGAACCCGTAAAAAGAAGGCATAGTCCTTATGAATAGAAAGCAACGTAGAACGAAAGCAACTAAAACAAAAACTAAGAAAGAATATAATCCGCTAGAAAATTCTAATGACCAGCCTTTTAAAGAGCATATGCTTCATATGAAGGAAGCACATGATATAGGGCATCTTCTATGGTTACTTAACTCAGGTCGTCTTGTACTTCCCCATCATAGTCATCATGAGGGAGCACTGAATTTAAAACTTCCTTTTGACATAATTTCAGAAAACTATCATACTACAAATCCTAGTATTGTAGTTATTGATGACTTTATGAATCTGGAAGCTTTACAAAAACTAAAGAACTATTGTCTTGAATTTCCATTCTGGAATACTATCTATGGCAGAGGCTATTTAGGGGCATTCAGACAGAACGGGTTTAGTCCACAAGCCTTAGAAACATTGTCTCTGGAAATGGTTCAAAATCTTCCTAAGATATTTGATAATACCAATAAACGTAATCTATCTCAAATGTGGGCATTTAAATATGAATCTAAATGCCCCGGCATTGACATACATGCAGATTTTGCTGCTGTCAATGTAAACTTTTGGATTACACCTACAGAAGCAAATAGAGACTACGATAAGGAAAAGGAAGTAGGCAAAACAGGAGGTATGTGGATTTGGGACAAGGGTGCTCCTCCTGACTGGGACTTTAGCCGCTACAATGGTGACGATAAAAACGAAGTCATAGAATACTTAAAACAGCAACAGTCCAAAGCTGTATATATTCCTTATAAGTATAATAGGTGTGTTATGTTTGATTCTAACCTGTTTCATAAAACAGCGGACGTAAATTTCCTTCCGGGTTTTGACAATAAGAGAATAAATGTAACTATGCTATTTGGTACAAGAGAGAACACGGGAGTGGAACCTAAAGATATGTTAGAAGCTGCTGCGCTAAGAAAATTAACCTCTATGCCTGTATTAGAAAATCTTGATTTAGAAACTGGCAAAATCAAGTCTTCTATAGAAGAAGTTGCATGACATCTTCTGCTACAGCGTCTGAAGTTCATATTGAATTAAAGGCGCATGAAAGAGAATGTATAGTGAGGGCAGAAGCTACACAACGTCAACTTGACTCCTTAACAAGTAGAATAAAGCGACTTGAAGCAATTATTATGGGATCGACGGTAACAGTTATTTTGGGTATTCTCACGCTTCTGTGGAAGGTGTTACAACTACCAGTATGAAATACTATGCTAGTACTTCCTTTATGTGGTCAGAACTATCGTGTAAATGCGGTTGTGGAAATATATACATACAAGATGAAGCTATAGATAAATTACAAAAGACAAGGAACATAATTCAGGTTCCTTTAATTATAAATAGTGCAGCAAGGTGTCCAATACATAATGCAAGGGTAGGTGGCGCACCAAAAAGCCAACATAGGGCCACTAAGGCTCGACCTTCTACTGCTTTTGATATTTCATTACGTGGAATAGATAAAGAAAAACTAATAGATGCTGCAATACTAGCAGGGTTTAAAGGGTTTGGTACAAACTATAATAGTTTTATACATGTAGACAACAGAAAATTTGCAGCAGCTTGGTAAATTATGTATTATTATAAAGAAAAATTTACTGATTTTGAAAGAGAAGTTCATTACAGCAGTCTTAAATGGGCTACTAAAAATAAGAAATATGGAAAGTTTCAAAATACAGTAATAAACACTAATTTTATGAGACAAAAATTATATGAAGAATATTGGAAAGACTATTTAACAAAGGTGAAATTTTAAATGTTTGAAATTATTGCTTCAGTGTTATCTGGTGGGGCTACAGGCATTATTGGTAGTGCTATTGGCACAGTCGGAAGGTTTCTTGAAAAGAAACAAGAACTAAAACAAATGAAGTTGGAATTTGATCAAGAGTTGCAGCTTCAGCAGCTACAGATTACAGCACGAAAAGATGAACTGGAAAGTGAACAAGCCATAGTACAAACACAAGCGGACTCAGACATTAAGACTGCTTCTTATGCTCATGATGCTTCGTATGGTTCTGCTACACCTGTTATTGCCTCTATTTTAAGATTTGTACGTCCTGTTCTTACTTTTGCACTACTTGGTTTTGCCGGTTACATTTTTCTTAGTATACAAGAAAACCCGACAGTAGTACGTGAATTATCAAATCAGATTATGTTTTTAACTACTACAGCAGTAGCATGGTGGTTTGGAGATAGGAGCTTACGCAAATGAGAGAACTTACAACTAAACAAGAAACATTTCTTCAAGTACTTTTTGATGAAGCTGAAGGCGACTATATGAGAGCAAAACAAATCGCTGGTTATAGTGAAAAGACAAGCCCTTCAGAAGTTCTTCGTTCAATGAAAGACGAAGTACTTGAGCTTACAAAAGAGTATCTTGCAATGAATGCTCCACGGGCAGCTAGAGCTATGGTTAGTGTTCTTGATCGTCCTTCTGAACTAGGTAATCAACATAGACTTACTGCAGCAAAAGAACTTTTGGATCGTATTGGTATTCATAAAACAGATAAAGTTGAATTGACTGCCCCTAGTGGTATTATGCTTTTACCACCAAAGGATACGGCGCATGGGGTATAAAAAAGGAGACTACGCTAAATACCATAAAAGCAAACGCATGAAAGAAGAACGCGCATTAAGAAATAAGAATAGATACAGAGCACAAAAAAAGGGACGAGTAAAAAAGGGTGACGGTAAACATATTGACCATAAAGATGGTAATCCTAAAAACAATGGTTCTAAAAATCTAAGAGTTGTTGGTGCTCGTAGAAATCGAAAAAAACAATAATGTATAATGTAGGCTATTTTAAAATGCCCGATCCTGTAGGGCTAAAGGACGATAATGAATGGTTAATGATTCCTAGGATTAGTAGAACCATTCCTTTTGGGTACAAAGTTCATGATCAGGATGAAGATGTTCTTGTACCTATTATTGAAGAATTAGAAGCATTAGAATTGGCTAAAGAATATTTAAGGGAATACTCATATAGAGAAGTAGCGGGGTGGCTTAGTGACAGAACAGGCAGGGAAATTTCCCACATTGGTCTTAGAAAGCGAATCCAAAAAGAAAGGAAACGGAAGAGTAAGGCAGCAACATATAAAACATGGCTTAAAAACTATGAAAAAGCCCTCCAAAAACTTGAAGAAATTGAGAGCAAACATATCGGAGCGAAAAAAGAAACAAGAAGCGGAGAAGCCGCCTAAGCCTAAAGTTGTTATACAAGAAAGTTCAGAAATTACTTTTGAAGAACAACATAACATATTATTTAAACCAAATGAAGGACCGCAAACAGATTTTTTAGCGGCCTCAGAAAGAGAAGTATTATACGGTGGTGCAGCAGGAGGAGGAAAGAGTTATGCTATGTTGGCTGACCCTCTGCGCTACTTAGGACACCCACAATTTTCAGGACTATTATTACGTAGAACTACAGAAGAATTAAGGGAATTAGTTTGGAAATCACAAGAATTATATCCCAAGGTTATTCCGGGCGTAAAGTGGTCGGAACGAAAGATGCAGTGGACCTCCCCTGCAGGTGGAAGGTTGTGGCTGTCATATCTGGATAGAGATGATGACGTACTCCGCTATCAAGGGTTGTCCTTTTGTTGGATAGGCTTTGACGAACTTACGCAATGGCCCACAGGATTTGCGTGGGATTATCTTCGTTCTCGTCTGAGGTCTACTGCATCTGATTTACCTGTATACATGAGAGCAACTACAAATCCCGGTGGTGCAGGACATGTGTGGGTAAAGAAATACTTTGTTGATCCTGCTCCTGCAGGAAAAGAATTTTGGGCTGCAGATGAAAATGGAAATACTTTAATATATCCAGTAGGACATACTAAAGAAGGACAGCCCCTTTTTCAAAGGAAATTTATTCCTGCAAAGTTATTTGACAATCCGTATCTTGCTAAAAGTGGTGATTATGAGACAATGCTTTTGTCATTGCCAGAAAATCAACGCAAGAGACTTTTAGAAGGTAATTGGGACGTAGCAGAAGGTGCAGCATTTCCAGAATTTGACAGAACGATTCATGTTGTTGAGCCATTTGATATCCCAAAAAATTGGCCCAAGTTTCGATCTTGTGATTATGGGTATGGTTCTTATAGTGCAGTACTTTGGTTTACTGTTGCACCGGACGGACAATTAATTATTTACAGAGAACTTTACGTATCTAAAATGTTAGCTAAAGATTTAGCAAATAAAGTCTTACATTTAGAAGAAGAAGATGGTACAATTCTTTATGGTGTATTAGATAGCTCCTGTTGGCACAAAAGGGGCGATACTGGCCCAAGTCTTGCAGAGCAAATGATCATGGAAGGATGTAGATGGCGTCCTAGTGACAGAAGTGCAGGAAGTAGAATTTCAGGTAAAAATGAAGTACATAGAAGGCTGCAAGTTAAAGAGGCAGAAGATGAAAAAGACACTCCCGGAATGACTATCTTTTATAGCTGCATTAATCTTGTTTCGCAACTACCTTCTATTCCTCTTGATCCCAAAAATCCTGAAGATGTAAATACTAGATCAGAGGACCATTTATATGATGCGTTACGTTACGGAGTAATGAGTAGACCCCGGCGAGGTATATTCGATTTTACAATTGAAAACATGTCAGATAGGTACATTCCATCTGACGCAACCTTTGGATATTAAAATATGTCAGATCAAAATTTTGAAGAAACAGATTCCCTAGTTTTAGATGAAAAAACTAAAGACCTTGAACTTTCACAGTTAATTGCCTTCATTGAAGGCAGATTTAAAAGATCAAAAGATTGGCGTCGATTTGATGAAGAAAGATGGTTACAGTCCTATAGAAATTATAGAGGGCTATATGGGCCAGACGTTCAGTTTACAGAAGCAGAACGATCCCGTGTATTTATTAAGGTAACTAAAACTAAAGTTTTAGCTGCATATGGACAAATTACAGATGTTCTTTTTGCTAGGCAGAAGTTTCCTCTTAGTATTGAACCTACGACATTGCCAGAAGGTGTGACTGAAGCGGTTCATTTTGATCCTAAAACTCCTCCTGAACAAACAGAGGAAGAAGAAGAGGCAAGTCCTTATGGCTTTCCCGGAGATGGGCAAGACCTTGAAGCAGGAGATACACTTACAAGTTTACAGGACAAGAAACTTAATCTTGGTCCTTTAGAAGAAAAGCTTTCTGATATTGAAGGTCTTGTTGAAGGAGAGGGACTTACTCCTTCTGCTGTAACTTTCCATCCGGCTATGGTAGCGGCAAAGAAGATGGAAAAACAGATTATGGATCAGTTAGAAGAGTCAGGAGCAAGTAAGCATCTTCGATCTTCTACCTTTGAATGTGCTCTATTTGGTACAGGAATTATTAAAGGTCCATTTGCTATAGATAAAGAATATGCAAATTGGGATGAAGCTGGTGAATATTCTCCTACCATTAAAACTGTACCTCAAGTTAGGCATGTATCTTGCTGGGATTTATATCCTGATCCAGACGCAAGTAATATGGACGATGCTACTTATATTGTTGAAAGGCATAAGTTATCCCGTTCTAAATTACGAGAACTAAAAGATCGTCCTCATTTTAGAAAAGAAGCAATTGATCGTTGTATTGAAATGGGCGAAGTTTATTCAAGTCAATATTGGGA